CAGAGTGGTCGAATGCACTGGTCTTGAAAACCAGCGTACAGCAATGTACCGTAGGTTCGAATCCTACATCTTCCGCAATTCGCAGTCAAGTGTACACTCAGTTGAGACTGTTAGGGGGTAGCTTGGCTATCCCCTTTTTTTTATATATATTTACGTTTATGAATGCTTGTGATATTTGTAGTAAAAAATGTTTTGGTATCGATAATTACGATGGGAGTTGTTGTACTATAGAAAATAGAGATTGGATTATGGGTCCAATTAATGATTCCGAACAATTTTTACAAGATTTATCTAAAAAATTAAATAGAAATATTTCTAAAGAAGAAGTATTTATCGAATTCGAAGAGGGGAAACATCTATTCCCTAATAAATCAGTTTGGCAAAACCCCCAAAATTTTCCAGCTTTTAAAGTAAACTTGGAGGACAAAAGAAAACCTTGTATATTCTACAATACCTCAGTCAAATCTTGCATGGTCTATGATATTAGACCAGAAACTTGTAGAGATTTTGAATGTGGGTATTTAAAAGAAAATAAATAAGGGAGAGAGTTCTTTGACATTTAAAACTTAAAAACTATGGAAATTACATCATTTATTTTAGGTGTGTGTGCTGTCATCTTAATCATGATGGTTGCGGGCACGTCTGTGAATTATTTGGCGTTCAAAACTCTAAAAAGAGATTTTGATAATCATGTAACAAGTGTCGGAAGGATACTTGATGATATCTACAGAGATAATGAAACAGCTCAAAATGAATTACATTCTCGAATTAATACTGTTGAACAAAATGTTGTTCGACATACCGATTCTAGAGTCGATAAATTAGAAAGCAAAATCTTTAATGATTTTGATGTTAAACAAAAAGAAAGAAAACAATACTAATTAACTAATCCGTTAAAGTCTCTCTCCTTTATATTTATAACCATGAGATTTTCCGTTACCGAATATATTGAATACGCTAAAGTAGTTAGATTATTATATTCTGATAAGACTATTTCATTGGAAGAATCAAAAGGGTGGTTAGATGAATTAGATTGTGAATTAAGTTATCTATCAAAGAATAAAATAATGTTTTCATTTTTCGATGGGTTTTGTGATACCCAAATTACTATTAAAGACGATATAATCTACATCGATAGTAGTTTAATGTAACCCATTGATTCTAATATTAAAATCGCATATAACGCCTATATTTCACGATTAAACATGGATTTCGATAAAATATTTGGAACATTTGATATTACCCAAGAAAGTAAAGACTCTTCAGTTGGTACCCTTATCAATTTCCAAGAAACTCCAGTTTATTTTATAGGAATGTTTAAAAAATTAATTTTAAATCATAAAAATTTCCATAAAAAACTCCAACAATTTCTTAAAATGACAGATTCTGAAGTGGAAGATATGTCAATGGAAGAGGCAGGAGAGTTTGTAGTATATACTAGGTCATGGTACTATGTTAATAAAATTGATTTAAAAAATAAGGTTCATCAAGATTGCCTCAAAACCCATTCAGATGAATATTTAATCTCATGTGTTAAGTTAAGTATTTCTTTTTGGGAAGAAAGGGAAGAATATGAAAAATGTGCCCATTTAAAAAAGATTCAAGATTTCTTAGAACTTAGCTTGACGTCCTAAAATTTTTATTTTATCTTTAAGGTACAGGGAATGAAGGAAAGGAAAGGGAAATAAGGGATTAAGGAAACGAGGGGGGTAAGGTACCTCCCGGGTTATTAATAATAATATAAGGTATATGAAAAATCCACAAATTGCCATTATGAAAGTAGAACAACTTGAAGGCAAATTTAAACAAATGAGAGTTGGTGCTACTAGAGGTTCACTACAAGATTTTTATGCTATGTTAGATAATGCAGAAGAAACATTAGCAGAATTAAAATCACTTATTAATAGAGAAGTTAGAAGTTATTAATCTTAAATAAATAAAAGTTATGAAGTTAGAAGCAAAAGATATCCAAAACAATTGGGTTCAATTCCTCGCTAATATTGATTCCCACATTACGGGAGATAGAAAACAAGCATTACTTGATTTTTACAACAAATATCAAGAACGTGTTATGTTAATGCCTGCTGCCCACAAAAAAGAATATCATAATGCCTTCCCTGGAGGGTATGTTGAGCATGTAAATCGTGTAGTACGTTGTGCCCTTAAACAATATGATCTTTGGGCTGAGGAGGGAGCAGATATGTCTACATTTACAAAAGAGGAACTTGTATTCTCTGCTATTAATCACGATCTAGGTAAAATGGGAGATGAAGACAATGAATCATATATCCCTCAGACTGATAAATGGAGACGTGAAAAATTAGGGGAAGACTATATGTTTAACACTAAGGTTCCCTTCGCCTCAGTTCCCGATAGGGGTTTATTTATGCTTCAGTCTCACGGTATCCAGTATACATTTAATGAGATGTTAGCAATCCAGACTCACGATGGTTTATACGATGAAGCAAATAAAAAATATTTATTTTCCTATATGCCAGAACAAAAACCACGTACTTGTTTACCATTTATCCTACATCAAGCGGATTTAATGGCGGCTCGTATCGAATTTGAACGTGAGTGGTTACCTAAATTAAAGGGTAGCGTGGAGGTGCCAAAAAAGAATTTTACATTGGGCGACAATAAAAACCAATCTAGTACAAAGAATAAAGCTCTTTCAAGTGTTAAAAGTGAGGGTTTAAAAAATTTGTTAGATAATATATGATTATAGTAACTTCAATTATTATTTTAAGTGTTTTGGTCGTGATCTTAGGATACACGACCTTTAACCTTTTACGCAAAAATGAAAAAGCTGAAGATTTAATTCTTAATTATGAAAAATATATTAGAGAATTAGACCAAAACATTCAGTTTATCACAAAAAGAATAAATGAAATAGACCAAAAAGGTACATTTAAATCTGATGATGAAGTAGGTTTTTTCTTTGAAAGATTAAAAATATTAAGTGATTTGCTTAAGCAATTTAAATTATAATGGCTCTAAAAAGAAAAAAAAAATCAAAAAATTATTTTACTCAAGATACTGAAAATGCCATTGTAAGGTATAATAATGAATCAGATCCTGAAGTTCGTTCAAAAATATATGAGCAGGAAATTCATTATGCTTTTTTTAAGCTTACTGAAAACATTATTCATACTTTTAAATATTATTATACCGAGGTAGATCAAATTGAACATCTTCAACATGAGGTAATTACTTTTTTATTGAGTAAAATCCATTTATTTGATCCTACTAAAGGGGCTAAAGCATATTCTTATTTTGGTACTATTACAAAACGTTATTTAATAGCTTCTAACCAAAAAAACTATAAAAAACGTGTTGATAAAGCTTCTACTTCTGTATTAGAAGAAGATGAAAAATTTTCTTACCACCTTTCAGATGATCCTGTAGATGATACTTTATCTCATTTTATTAATGAATTTGTAGATTATTGTACTCTTAACATATTTAAATTATTCCCTAAACAGCACGATGCTGAGGTAGCAGATGCTATTTTAGAATTGTTTAGAAAAAGAGAAGACATAGATATTTTTAATAAAAAAGCACTTTACATTTACATTAGGGAACAAGTAGATGTAAAAACTCCTAAAATTACTAAAATAGCAAATAAGCTATATGATGTATTTAAAGAAAATTATGTTTTTTACTTAAATCAAGGTTACACAAATTTCCCAACTTTATAAACTTTCTATATTTATAACCAACAAAACACTATAAATATGAGTCAGTTTGATAAAATAGTCTTTAAAGGCAAAAAATATTCTGATTTATTAGAAGAAATTTATCACAACCAAAAGAAAAAAGATGCCCAAGTAACTGCTTTAATTCAGGAACTTAAGCCTATGATTTCTGATATTGGTGATGCTACCCTTATTGTTCCTTTAATTAAAGAATATATGGAAATGGGGATTAAAAATGATGATCTTCTAATTAAAATGGCAGCACTAGCCCAACGTTCTCTCCAAAATGAAGGCTCAGAAGAAAATTTTGGAATTTCAGAAGAGGAAAAACAACAGTTATTAGATTCTATTAATAAGTTAAAGGATAAATAATGGCTTTTCAATACGGTTTTTCTCAGCTGTTTAACATTCAAGGAGGTAATAATAGTGGAAATGATGTTTCTACAAATATTTTTATCCCTGCTAGGGTAAGCTATGTAGTTTTAGACAATTCAGATGAAGAACTTTATAATTTAGTAGGACAAGAAAATGGTATAGGTTCAGCTTTTATTAAAAATCTAAATTTATCATTAGATGAAAGAAAAACATTTGCGAAACCCCTATTCCCTAATGTTAAAAATTATCCTTTAAAAAATGAAATTGTTTATGTAATAGCTCTACCATCACCTAACACTCAAAATTTATTAAGTGATATTCAGCTATATTATATAAATCCTATTAATATTTGGAATCACCCCCATCATAATGCTTTACCATTCTCTGGGGGAGATACATCATTACCTTCCTCACAACAAAAAGATTATCAACAAGTCGAAGCTGGTAGTGTTAGAAGAGTAACAGATAATTCTACTGAAATTAATTTAGGAAATACTTTTAAAGAAAGATCTAATATTCATCCTTTATCTTCTTTTGAAGGAGATGTAATTTATGAGGGCAGATGGGGTAATAGTCTTAGATTTGGTTCTACTGTAACAGGATCATCTAACAATTGGTCTACCTCAGGGACAAATGGAGACCCTATTACTATAATTAGAAATGGTCAATCTCCAAATGCTTCATCTGAAGGTTGGGTTCACATTACTGAAGATATAAATAATGATTTATCCTCTATTTATCTTACTAGTAACCAAACTATCCCAATTTCATCTTCAGCCGTAGATAATAACCAATATTATGGTTATCCTGAAGATGGTAAACCCACAACTATTTCAACATATTCGGGTAATCAGATAGTTATGAACTCTGGTAGATTAGCATTTAATACTA